TCACGCTTGCTGGTGCGCGGTGCGCACGTACCGGTCATGCTGGGGCGCATCGTCGAGATACAGAACGAGTGCGTGGATTGCGATGACCGTCGCGGTGACGACGAAGTAGATCAGGAAGCCTTTGAGGCGGCCTCGGCCTGTGTTCTGGATTCGCATCTGCTGCCCCATCTGTTTGCAATCTGCTGCGGGATGACGGGGATAATAGCTACGCTATTCATCAATATCAATAGCCTGGCTAGTCTATTTTGATTGATTGTTTTAATAGCTTTGCTATTTTAATAGGGCGCAAAAAAGCCCGCCAAAGCGGGCTTGTCGATCATTTGGCTTCTGTAGGTGCCTTTCTTGGGGAAAAGAAGGAGCGAATAAGCGCCGCGCCTGGTATAGCGGTCAGTGCTCCAGCGGCGACCTCATGGCCATTCGCTGCTAGCCAGACTGCTCCCGCAATACACGCCAACGAAACGACCGTGCCTGCGATTTGGCCGATCGTATCGCTCCAGAAGACAACTTTGGACTGGTATTCGGCGATGGAAAGCTGCTTTTCCTGACCAGCAATGTTGGCTGCCTGCGCCCGATCCTCAAGCGATCGACGGTGAAGTGACTCGGCCTCAGCCATCTCGATCAGGCGATTGGCTGATCCAGGAACAAGTCGCTCGAACCCCTCCAAGATAGATGGGTGAGGGATCGGGCCCTGGTACATCTGCTGGGCCACTTGGACTTGCTGAAAACCTTGAGTTGGAAGGGCGGTTCGAGTTGCCGCAGCTGCTGTCTTACGTCTTTGCTGTTGCGGTGCCTTTGCCATGTTGCTCGATCACGTAGTCGATGTCCCTGCCAACTTTGTACCAATCGGTCGCCAGAGCGACATGGGTCGGAGTCTTAGGCGCTTTAACGGGTTCCAAGTTAGGAATAGCCGGCATCGCGTTTAGCGCGTTCAGCATTCCTGGGGCGCCCAAGCCTTTGACGAAACCGTGGACGAAAGTCTTACCCGCAAGGCGGCGGAGGTCTTTCTGCATGGCTTTCTCCGAACTAGGTGCGTGAGTCTAGCATAGACACAATCGCAACTAAGCGGTTTCGGGCCACGGAAAAGTTGTTCCTCCCGCACCAACGGATTCGCTAAAAATCCCCCATCCCGGACCGGTACTTAACTCGGCCCACGATGTCGACATGGCTGAGTTGCTCCAGTGGTACCACTAGCGACTTGTACTTGCTGTTGTCACTGACTACGTCGATCGATCCGTCCGGCAGCTTGAACAGGCGCTTTACGAGCATCTCGCCAGCGTAGACAAGGGCAAACACGCCGCCGCTGGCCGGGATGCGCCGGTCAGCCTTGTCCACTACCACTGTGTCATCGTTGAATAGGCGCGGTTCCATGCTGTCACCGCGTACTTTTACGGCCACCAAGTTCTTCGGCGTTGCGTCCAGCCGCCGGATGTAGTCGGCCTGGAACGGCAGTGGTTGCTTCTCTTCGACGTGCCAAGTCTCGCGGCCGTTGCCAGCTGACAGTGCTACATCGATGTGCGTGATCAATACGGTGGTCTCCGGCGGTAGTTCTTCGAGCGAGTTGTACACCGAGATCGGGCGGGCCGGAAAACCCTTGCTTTGCGACGCGCGTTGGCGGCCTTCTTCGGCCTCCCAGTCCAGTTGCTCGGCCTCAAGAGCGTCCTGTTCCTGACGCGCTTGAGCTTCCTGCGAATTTAGGGACGGCAGAACGAGGCGGGAGGTGAGCGCCTTCATCTCGGCGGCGAGCTTTGGGCTAAAGTCGGCAACGGCTACCCCAAGCCCGCGAGCGAACGCAGCTGCAGCCTTGATGTTGAGGGGGCGTCTAGCGTTGAGGTACTGCCAGACCATCCCCTGGCTTCCGATTTCGTAGCGGCTGCCGAATTCTTCCTGGCTGAGCTTGCCTTTGCGCTCGTTGTACAGCGCCTTCAGGCGGGCAGCATCTTCGATCTGCCAACTCTCAAGAGTCGTAGACGGATCTTTCATGAGCCTGAGTGTAGCGTTGCTATTGAAGTTAGCAACGAGCGAGGCTATTGACATATTGACTAGCTTAGCTATTATTTGCGGCATGAAACTAGCCGACTATCTCGACCGTCCAGGCGTTAGCCAGAGTCGCCTTGCGAAGCAGTTGGGTGTCTCTGCTGGGCTTGTCTATCAATGGCACTCGGGCCGCCGTCCGATTTCCGCAAAACAGTGCACCGCGATCGAGCGTGCAACTGACGGCGCCGTAACGCGGCAGGAATTGCGCCCCGATGACTGGCGAGAGATCTGGCCTGAGCTTATTCCGGCCGCGTGCTTGCCCGGACAGCAGTGTTCATCCAGCGGCGCGCACGGTTCGCCCGCCTGAGCGAGCGTCGGGCTACAGCTTTCTCGCGGCTCGTGAGACGGCGTAGACGCTTTGGTTTCGGTTCGAGCATGAATGCCCCCTCCTGTGTAGTTGGCGGAAGTCTATGCGCGAGCGCAATAAAAAAGTAGTTCACCACGGGGCCGGTTTACCGGCTTTTTTATCGGGAGGGAGCGTGAGGCACCAGTACTCCGACATCGATCAGCATGACGTTCTGTACAGCGTCGCCCGGGCGTATCCGGGCGGCATTGCGGCTCTGGCGCCGCGCATGGGCATGACCGCGCCGGTGCTGCGCAACAAGCTGCGGCCAGGCGTCGACACCCATTACATGAGCTTCGAGCAGGTGTCGCTGCTGCTCGAACTGGTGGACGAGGCCAAGGTGGCCAACGCCAAGCTGCCGATCCGTGCATTCTGCTGGCGGCACGGCATGGTGGCGCTTGATATCGATCGCGTCAGGGCCGAGCCGCAAACCGATGCTGACTTGAACCGGGCCTATGGCAACGTGCTCAGCGAACTCGCCGACATCAGCAAGAAGTTCGGCGAGGCTCTGGCCGACGGGCGCGTGTCGCACGAGGAGATGGACGAACTTGAGCTCGAATTCGAGCAACTGGTGGGCGCCGCCATGCGGTTCCGCGAGATGCTGCGCGAGCGTGCGGCCAAGGACAGCGGGGTGCGCTGTGGCTGACACCATCGATATTGCCGCTGACCAGGCCGAGCAACAGCTCGCCGGGCAGATTGCCGCGGTTAGGCAAGCCGCGCGGGACGCGCGCAGTGTGGACGGTGTGTGCCGCAGTTGCGGCGAGCCGGTTTCGCACGGTGGTGTGTTCTGTGACGCCGATTGTCGCGACGACTATGAGCGCGTAGCGCGTGCGCGGCGCATCAACGGCTGGGGCAACGCATGACGGCGGCCACACTGCAGCGATCCACGCGGCAGGTGCTCGGCCGGCGCAAGTTCAAGGCGGCGCTCGATCGCATCGAGGCTCGCCTCTTCCGCGCGCGCGAGCCGTTCGCGGTGTTTGTCCGCAACGGTGAAGCGCTAATGGTGCGGACGTCCACCCAGACGTTCGAGACCGAAGCGGCCCGCGCAGCACGCCGTGGGGCAAACAGCCACCTTGTGGGCGTCTACGACGCGCGCGCGACGATGGAAGGCGTGCGCGCAGACCTGGAGTGCTTCTGCCGATGAAGAAGAACTTCTTCAAGGACGTCGCCGCGGCGGCGCTGGCACAGGCGAGCATGCTCGTGCCCTCGTGGCTGCCGGAGGGGCGGCGCGAGGGGCCGGAGTGGGTCGCGCTCAACCCCAATCGCGCGGACAACCAGCGGGGCTCGTTCAAGGTCAACCTGCAGAACGGCAAGTGGTCAGACTTCGCTTCCGACGGCGTCGCCGGTGGCGACCTGATCTCGCTGTACGCGTACCTGCAGGCGATGGAGCAGGGCGAGGCGTGCAAGGCGCTGGCCCGGCGCCTGGGCATCACGATCACGCCGCGCGACGATGCGCGCGCGAGCGAAGCTTCCGAGGCCGCCCCAGCCAAGCAGCGCAAGTCCGATTGGGCGCCGGTGGTGCCGGTGCCGGCCGGGATCATCTCTGCGCCTGGCCGGCATTTCCACCGAGGCGAGCCGGAGATGCGGTGGGCATACTGCAACGCGGCGGGCGAGCTGTTGGGCTACGTGTACAGGTTCCGGACCAGCGATGGCGGGAAGGAGGTCTTGCCGCTGGTGTTCGCGCAGCACAGCGTCAGCGGTGAGCGGAAATGGCACTGGATGCAGTGGTCCGAGCCGCGCCCGCTGTACTGGCCGCAGTTCGCGCTCAAGCCTGCTGTGCCAGCGCGGCCAGACACGGCAGTGCTCATCGTCGAGGGCGAGAAGTGCGCGGATGCCGCGTATCGGGTGCTGGCGGAGCGCGCCGACGTGTGTACGTGGTCCGGTGGCAGCAAGGCAGTCGACAAGGCGGATTGGTGCGATCTGGCCGGCCGCAAGGTGATCATCTGGCCGGACTGCGACGCCAAGCGCGAGCCGTTGAGCCGCGATGAGAAAGAGCGGGGCGTTGCTGCCGACAGCAAGCCGTTGCTGCCGGAGCACAAGCAGCCCGGCATGGTGGCCGCGCAGCGAATTGCGGTGGTCCTGGCCGGCCTGGGTTGCGACGTGCAGATCGTCGAAATACCGGCGCCTGGCGAACGGCCTGACGGCTGGGACGTTGCTGACGCCGTGGGCGAAGGGATGTCACCCGATCAGGTGTGGGAGTTTGTTCAGCGCACGCGTAAGCCTGCTGCGGCCGATGCCGAACAGCCGGCTACCCCTTGCCAGGCTGGCGCGGGCAGGGCGCGGAATCGCAGCTCTGAGCCGGACTGGCGCGACGAGCTGATCCGCAAGCCGCGGGGCGGCTTCGAGGACTGCTACCAGAACGTCTACCTGGTGCTGAAGCATCACCCCGCATGGGCGGGCGTCATCGCCTACGACGAGTTCGCCGGTCGCGCGGTCAAGCGACGCGCCACGCCATGCGGTACCGAGCCGGGCGAATGGGATGCCTACGACGATCAGCGCTTCGGCCTGTGGCTGGCTCGCGAAATGGACATCGTCATCAAAGGCGACGGCCCGGTCGCGGCCGGCGTGTCCATGGTGGCGCGGGAGCATCGCTTCCACCCGGTGCAGGACTACCTGCGGGCGCTGCGGTGGGATGGCGTCGATCGGCTCGACTACTGGCTCGAAGAGTGCATGGAGGCCCAGCCGGTGGTGGTCGGGCCCGAGTACCTGCGTGTCGCCGGCCGCAAGGCGTTGATCGGGGCTGTTGCGCGCGCGCTGGAGCCGGGCTGCAAGCTCGACAACATGCTGATCCTCGAAGGTGGGCAGGGACGCGGCAAGTCGACCGCGATCCGGATCCTCGGGGGCGAGTGGTTTTCGGACACGCAGCTGGATCTCACGAGCAAGGATTCGTACATGGCCCTCAAGGGCGTGTGGTTCTACGAGATCGGGGAGATGGATTCCTTCAACCGGGCGGACACCACGCGGGTCAAGGGATTCGTCTCATCCGCTGTAGACCGATTCCGGGAGCCGTATCAGCGCCGGGAGATCGTTCAGCCGCGCCAGCAGATGTTCATCGGCACGACCAACCAGAACGAATATTTCAAGGACACCACGGGCAACCGACGTTTCTGGCCGGTGCGTGTCGAGGGCATGGTCGACCTGAACCGCCTGCGCGAGTGGCGCGATCAGCTGTTCGCGGAGGCGGTGCACCGGTTCGAGGCCGGCGAGATCTGGCATCCCACGCGGGAGGAGCAAGATCGTCTGTTCAAGCCGGAGCAGGACTTCCGCGAGGTGCCTGATCCCTGGTTGCCGCTGGTCGATCGGTACTTGAGGCAGCCCGAGCAGAAGCTACACGAGCAATTCTTCCTTGAAGACCTGCTCACGAAGGCGCTGGCGATCGCTCCGGACCGTTTGGGGCCAGCGCGGCAGGAAGCGATGCGCGTTGCTGCTATCATGTCGCGCCTGGGCTTCGAGAAGCGGCGCCAGTCCACTGGCGATCGGCTTTACTACTACGCGCGGGCGGCGGGAAGTGCGCCGCACGCGCAAGCAACACGTGGGGTGCAGCGCGATGAATCGCCGCTGTAGTCCGCATCGGGAGGTTGGCAATGCGCAGCGCTGCTGCGGCCAGGTTCGTCTTGTCGTCACATCCAGGGATGGGGCGTTGGAAGGGGTGTTCGGCGGGGAGCCGTCCAACCTCGACCAACCTACCCGAAAAGGTTGGACGGCGAGGTCGGACGGCTGCAAACGCAGTGTTGGCGCGGGTTCGCGGGAAATCCGTCCAACCTCCCAACCAAAAACGCCAAACTCTCACGTATGTGTGCGAGGGCGCGAGCGCGAGCACGCCTGTGCGCACGCGCACACGAAAAAACAGGTTGGACAGGTTAGGAGGTTAGACGGAGTCAAGCCAGATAAGGCTTTGCGGCCGTCCAACCTGTCGTCCAACCTCGCAAGGGGTTGGTGATGCGCTGCCGATGCCCTTCCTGCAGCGCTTCGCCAGCGCCTTCCTACACCGAGACGTACCGCCGCGAATGCGAGGCGCGCTACGTCTGTTCTCTTCCCGACAAGCAGACCCGTCACGGGTACCTCGACATCGTTGAGCGCCGCCGCGGCTTGGCCGCGCGCGAAGCGTTGGCGCGCGAGGTGATTCGCCAATGGCAAAGGATTCCGACATGACCGCCGCACGCCGCGCCGCGCCCGCCAGTACCGATTGGATCGTCGAACGCCTGGAGTCCTGGGGGCGCTGGCAGCAGATTGGGTCGAACCCGTACCACTCGGCCAGCAGTCTGCTGATCGACCCCGACCACCAGGGCCCGCTGCGCGCCTACATCCCGGTGCTGCCGGTCGAGTGCGAGCAGACGCATGAGGCCGTCATGAAGCAGCCGCGCCAGTTGCAGGAGGTGGCCGTGGCGCTGTACGTGCGCGACTGGGATCGGCCAGCTCTGGCCCGGCACCTGGCCGTGACGGTGCGCCACGTCGGGCGACTGCACGAAATGCTGCGAAATGGAGTGCTGTTTTGCCTTGAGAATCAGAGGGTTAAAGCACCACCCTTGCAGGTGGTGATGAAAACGCGTCCGTGATGGGGTACATTTCCGCTACGCTCAGCGCTTCGTGTGTGCAGAGTGAACGAACAAGCCCGATTCGGTTCAGCCGGTCGGGCTTTTTGTTTGTGGGCTTGGCGTGAGGGCATATGAAGCTGACGGTGCAAGACAACATCGCTGCAGCGACCGCCGCCATGCGCGACCGGCTCGGCAATCAACTGCCATACGCGGCGGCGCGCGCGCTGACCCGCACCGCGCAGCAGGCGGTCAAGCCGGCCATCATCGACGAGATGCGGCGCGTGTTCGACCGGCCGACGCCGTACACGCTCAATGCGCTGTACGTTCGGTCCGCGACAAAGGCCGTGCTTGAGGCATCGGTTGGCGTCAAGGACGAAGTCGGCAAGGGGACGGCGCAGGAGCGCTATCTCGATCCGCAGGTGCGCGGCGGTGCGCGCAACGTCAAGCGCTTCGAGAGCATGCTGCGCAGTGTGGGCGCGTTGCCGGCTGACATGTTCCTCGTGCCGGGCGGCGCGGCCAAGCTGGACCAGTACGGCAACGTCTCGCGCGGGCAGATCGTTGAGATTCTCGCGTACCTGCAGGCGTTCAGCCTGTCCGGCTTCAAGGCCAACTCGACGCCGGAGACCAAGGCGCGCAAGTGGAAGGGGCGCGGCAAGACGCCGGGCTATGCCTACTTCGTGCTGAGCAAGCCCGAGGGCAAGCTGCCTGCCGGCATCTACAAGCGCGTCAACTACGGCGCGAGCGCCGGCCACAAGCCATGGCGCACCGCTCACCTCGCCTACGGTGGGGCGAAGCCGGTATTCGTCTTCGTGCGGCAGCCGGCCTATCGGAAGCGCCTGCCGTTCAACGAAGTCGCCGAGCGTGTCGCGCGCGCGAGGCTGCCCGAGGAACTCATGCAGGCCGCGCAGGAGGCGCTGGGCACGGCCAAGTGAGGGCTGGCGAGGGAGGGCCCGCCCGGCGGCGCCCTCCCTCTGAGGGGGGGCGCCCCAACTTCGGGCATCTCCCGCCATCTCCACGGGTCCTCCCCGGGGCGCTTCATCGGGGGTAATTCGAGCCCCGTGCGATTCCTACTCACGAGGTTTTTCCTAGGGGGTTATACCGTGTCGGTTGACATGCAGGACCTGGACAGCGCGGTGTCGCAGGGCGCCTTTGCTGATCTGGTCGGCATCTCGCAGCCTGCGGTCAGCGACCTGATTGCGCGCGGCACGCTGACGCGCGACGGTGCGGATCTGGCTGCAGGAGTATTGCAGCAACCTGCGCGAGCAGGCCGCCGGGCGTGCATCGGCCGGCGATCTGGACTTGATCCAGGAGCGCGCGGCGCTGGCCCGCGCCCAGCGGATCAAGGTCGAGATGGTCAATGCGCAGATGCGCAAGCAACTCGCGCCGGTCGCGATGCTGGAAAGCGTGCTCGCCAAGGTGGGCCGCCAGGTCGCGACCAAACTCGAATCCATTCCGGTGCAGATCAAGCGCCGGTCACCAAACCTGACTGCGGAAGACATCGACCTGATCGCCGAGGAGATCACCAAGGCGCGCAACATCGCCGCCGCGGTCAACCTGGAAGATTTGGACGATGGACCTGTCGGAGATCAACCGGGCGGGGATACAGGAAGCGATTACGAGGGGCCTTGAGTCCCTCGCGTCTCCGCCGCCCATGTCGTTGTCGCAGTGGTCGGCCGACCATTTCTACCTGTCGGCCGAATCGAGCTACGTCGAGCAGCGCTGGGAGGCGTTCCCATACCAGCCCGCCATCCTCGATGCGATGTCGAACGACGACATCCAGGAGGTGGTCTTCAAGAAATCCGCCCGGGTTGGCTACACCAAGATGATCTTGGCGGCGATGGGCTACTTTGCCCATCTCCGGCGCCGCAACCAATGTGTCTGGCAGCCGACCGACGATGACGCGGTCGAGTTCGTCAAGACCGAGCTCGAGCCGATGCTGCGCGACGTGCCGGCGATGGCCACCGTCTTCCCGGCGCACATGCAGCGCAGCAAGGACAACACGCTGAGGCAGAAGGTGTTCCTGGGCTCGACGCTTCACGTGCGCGGCGGCAAGGCGGCCAAGAACTACCGCCGGCTGTCGGTCGACGTGGCTTATCTCGACGAGCTGGATGGCTTCGACAACGACGTCGAGAAGGAGGGCTCGCCGCCGGTGCTGGCGCGTAAGCGGATCGAGGGCGCGACTTTCCCGAAGATGATTTCGGGCAGCACACCCAAGATCAAGGGCTTCTCCCTGATCGAAGGGCGCGCGGAGGAGGCCGACGAGACGTTTCGCTTCAACGTGCCGTGCCCGCACTGCGGCAAAGAGCACGTTATCAGCTGGGGCGGCAAGGACAAGCCGCACGGCTTCAAGTGGGTCGGCGACGACGTCGAGTCGGTGCTGCATATCTGCCCCGCTTGCGGCGTCGGCTACGCGCAATCCGACTACCTCAACGTGTGGACGCTGGGCCGCTGGATCTCGCGCAACGGCATGTGGATCGACGAGGCCGGCCGCTTCCGGTCGCCGTCGGGCGAGGTGGTGCGCGCCCCGCGCGCCGTGTGCTTCGAGATCTGGACGGCCTACAGCCCGATGACGACGTGGGCGCAGATCGTCCGCGAGTTCCTGTCTGCGCAGCGGAAGGCCAAGGCCGGCGACCTGTCCGAGCTCAAGACCTTCGTCAACACCACGCTCGGCGAGACGTGGGAGGAAGAGGTCGAGAAGGCCGACCACGAGCAGCTCATGGGGCGGGCCGAGCCGTACCCGCTGCGCACGCTGCCCCTGGGCGTGCTGGTGCTGACCGCCGGGATTGACGTGCAGGACGACCGGTTCGAGATCGTAGTGTACGGCTGGGGCATCGGTGAAGAGTCCTGGGTTGCCGATCACGTGGTGTTGGCGGCCAACCCGGCATCCGCCGATTCGTGGGCCCAACTGGACGCCTACCTGGAGACCGCATTCCCGCACGCAGGCGGCCAGATGCTGCGCATCGAGGCGTCGGCCATCGACACGCAGGGCCACTACACGCACCAGGTCTACAACTGGGTGCGTGGCAAGGATGGTCGGCGCGTGTACGGCGTGCGCGGCGACCCGGCGGCAGGCAAGCCGATCAAGGGCAAGGCCAGCCGGCAGGACGTGAACTACCGCGGCGTGGTGATCAAGCGCGGGGTCAAGCTGTGGCACGTCGGCACGGACACGGCGAAGGATCTGATTTTCGGGCGGCTGAAGCTCAGCGAGCCCGGGCCGGGCTTTATGCATTTTTCGGCTGGTCTGGGCGAAGCGTTCTACCAGCAGCTGACCGCCGAGGTGCGCGTCGTCCAGAAGGGGCCGCGCGGCGACGAGTACCGCTGGATCAAACGCAAGGCGGGCGCGCGCAATGAGGCGCTCGACTGCACGGTGTACGCGATTTTTGCCGCGCACGCGCTGGACCTGCACCGCTACACGCGGCCGATGTGGGATCAACTGGTCGACCGGGTGGCGCCACGGCAGGGCGACCTGCTGGGCGGCCCGCTGCCGGCGGTGCTGCCGGCCAATCCGTCGGCGGATGCGGTACGGGCCGAGCCGGTGCCGGCCGTGGCACCGCAGCCCGAGCCGGTCGAGGAGGCGGACAACAATTGGCTGGGCGACACCTCTGGGTGGCTCGGCCACTAACGAGGCAATGCCACATGGCTTTCACTTTGCAGCAGTTGCACGCCATCGAGGAGGCGATCGCCTCGGGCGAACTGGTAATCCAGTATGACCACGGCAAGAAGGTGGAGTACCGCAACATGGCCGATCTCATGCAGGCGTATTCCACCGTGCGCCAGGCGCTGATCGACGGCGGCCAGCTCGGCGGCGGGCCGAATGGCAACCGCGGCGCATCGACGCTGGCCGCCTTCTCGCGGGACTGACATGAACTGGATCGATCATGTGGTCAACTACGTTTCGCCCGCGGCCGGCGTGCGGCGCGCGCAGGCGCGCATGGCGCTCGATCACGTGCGCGCCTATGACGCGGCCAAGGTCGGGCGCCGCACGGATGGGTGGCAGGCCGGCGCCAGCAGCGCTAACGCGGAGATCGCGCCGGCGCTGCACCGAGTGCGCCAGCGCTGCCGCGACATGGTGCGCAACAACGAATACGCCAGCAGCGCGCTGAACAAGCTGGTGGCCAACACGGTTGGCACCGGTTTTTCGGCCAAGGCCACGGACCAGCAGCTCTGGAGCGACTGGTGCGAGTATTGCGACGCTGATGGCCAGCTCGATTTCAACGGGCTGATCGAGCTGGGGCATCGTTCGCGCCGCGAGAGCGGCGAGGTGCTGATCCGCTTCCGGCCGCGGCTGCCCGAGGACGGGCTGCCGGTGCCGCTGCAACTGCAGGTGCTTGAAGCCGACCACCTGGACACCAGCCGGACGGGGCCGTGTGCCAACGGCAATTACGCCATCGCCGGCGTGGAGTTCAACCAGATCGGCGGCCGCGAGGCGTACTGGCTGTTTCCCGTGCACCCGGGGGAAATTTCCTATTCGCGGGTCAAGTCGCTGCAGAGCGTGCGTGTGCCTGCCTCCGAGGTGCTGCACTACTATCGCAAGCTGCGGCCGGGTCAGGTGCGCGGCATGCCGGAGTTGGCGGTCTCGCTGCTGCGCCTGCGCGACCTGGCCGACTATGAGCAGGCCGAGCTGGTGCGCAAGAAGATCGAGGCGTGTTTCGTCGCCTTCGTGCGGACGGATAGCCCGACCCAGCAACTGGGCGACGCCCGCAACGTGAACGGGCAGCGGCAGGAGAAGGTCGCGCCCGGCATGATCAAGTACCTGTCGAATGCGGAAGGCGTCGAGTTCGGCACGCCGGCCACATCCGGTGGTTACGGCGAATACACGACGACCCAGCTGCATGCGGTCGCCGTCGGCTCTGGCGCTACGTACGAGCAGTTGACCGGCGACCTGTCGCGCGTGAATTTCAGCAGCATCCGCGCGGGCCTGGTGGAGCTTCGTCAGCAGATCAGCGCGGAGCAGTGGCTCGCGTTGGCGCCGATGGTGCTCAAGCCGATCGCGCGCCGCTTCCAGGTGGCGGCGGTGCTGGCCGGCAAGCAGAAGAAGGCGCCCGCACCTTACATCTGGACGCCACCCAAGCAGCAGTGGGTGGATCCGCTCAAGGATGTGCTGGCCACCAAGGAGGCCGTGCGCGGCACGATGAAAAGCCTGTCGGAAGCCATCCGCGAGACGGGCGACGATCCGGAGGCCGTGTTTGCCGAGATCAAGCGTGAGCGGGAAATGCTCGCGCAGATGGGCATTCTCAGCGATTCCGACGCCGCGGTGTCCGAGCGGCTGCTCGATGCGGTGACCGGCGCGAAGCTGGCCGGCTGACCCTCAACAACAACCCAGCGGAACCCCGCCAGGCGCATGCCTGTGCGGGGTTTTGCGCTTCTGGAGCCTGTCAATGCCTGACACCCAGCCATCCACCGCCGCGCGCGAGCGGCGCGACATGCCGCTCGCCTGCCGTGCCGCCGACGTGCGGACCGTCAACAGCGAGGCACGTACTGTTGACCTGGTCTGGACGACCGGCGCGCGCGTGCTGCGCTACGACTGGTGGAACGATCGTCCGTACTACGAGGAGCTGAGCCTCGACCCCGAGCATGTCCGCATGGGGCGGCTGCAGTCGGGGGCGATGTCCCTGCTCAACACCCATTCGAGCCGGGAACTGGGCGACGTGCTGGGCGTGGTGACCAGCGGTCAGCTCGGCCCCGATGGCGGCACGGCCACGGTGCGCTTCAGCCAGCGACCCGAGGTGCAGGGTGTGTTCCAGGACGTGAACGACGGAATTATCCGCAATGTCTCGGTCGGCTACGCCATCTACCGGATCGAGCGTATCGCCCCCGAGAAAGAGGGGGACCCCTGGGTGTACCGGGTGATCGACTGGGAGCCCTACGAACTGTCCCTCGTGCCGGTGCCGGCCGACCCGGGGGCAACCACGCGCGCGGATCCGTCCACCGGGCCGCGCGTAGCCGGCAACGTTCGCAGCTTCGCATGCGAATTCGTCCAGATGTCCAACTCGCCGGCAGCCGCCGGCACCCAAACGAGAGAGGAAAACACCATGCCCGGTGATACGACCACCCAGCCGGCGGCGCAGACCCCTGTGTCGGCCCCGGCCCAAACGACCGCGCCGGCGGTGGACGAGCGCGCCCTGCGGGCCGCGCGCGAGGAGGGCGCCCGCCTCGAGGGCGAGCGCCAGGCCGGTATCCGCGAAGCTGTCCGCCTTGGCAGCCTGGATGCGACGTTTGCCGACCAGTTGATCGGCGAACGCTCCATGACTGCCGACGCGGCGGGCCTGGCCGTGCTGCGCGAGCAGGCCCGCCGCGCAGCGGCCACGCCGACGCGTTCGGCCGCCGGTCTGCAGACGGTGAGCGACGAGACCGAGACGCGCCGCCAGGCCATGGGCGACGCGCTGCGCCTGCGCGCCAATCCGAGCGTCAAGCTGGACGCCGAGCGTGCCGGGGCCGCGCGCCAGTATCGCGGCATGAGCCTGATGGACATGGCGCGCGAAGCGATCGAGCAGGCCGGCGGCAACACGCGCGGGCTGAGCAAGCGCGAGATGGCCGTCATGGCGCTGAACCTCGACCGCGATATGCAGCTGCGCGGCGGGATGCAGAGTGCGAGCGATTTCCCCGAAATCCTGGCCAACACGGTCGGCCGCACCCTGCGCACAGCCTATGAACAGCAGCCGCGCACGTTCCTGCCGTTCTGCCGGCAGGCGACTGCGCCGGACTTCAAGCAGGTCGCGCGCACGCAACTGTCGGAATCGTCGGCCTTCCAGAAGATCAACGAGGGCGGCGAGTACAAGCAGCTGACGTTTGGCGACACCGCCGAGAAATACAGCCTGTCCAAGTACGGCGGCATCGTCGCCATCACCTGGGAAACGCTGATCAACGATGACCTGTCGGCATTTGACCGGTTACCGCTCGCACTGGCCGCCGAAGCCGCTGCCATCGAGGGCGACATCGTCTACGGCATTCTGCTGGGCAACCCGGGCATGGGCGATGGGACCGCGCTGTTCGCTGCCGCGCATGGCAACCTGGCCGGTGGCAACGGCACCGCGATCAACGAGGCCAGCCTGTCGGCCGGCCGCGCCGCGATGCTCAAGCAGAAGGGGCCGAAGGGCCGTGTGCTGAATGTCCGCCCGAGCTACCTGGTTGTCGGCCCGGACAAGGAATACGAGGCGAACAAGTTCACCTCGGCCAATTTCGTCGCCGCGAAGGCCGTCGACATCAACCCGGCGTACAACACGTCGCTGGAGGTGATTGTCGAAGCGCGTATTACCGGCAACAAGTGGCACCTGGCCGCCGCCCCCGGGATGATCGACACGATCGAATACGCCTATCTGGAGGGCGAGGAGGGCCTCTTTACCGAGACGCGCCGCGGCTTCGAGGTCGACGGCCTGCAGATCAAGGCGCGTCACGTGTTCGCCGCCAAGGCGATCGACTGGCGCGGCCTGTATCAGAACCCGGGCGCGTAACCGGCCGGCCGTAGCAGTCCCCTCTCGACAACGGGCGCCCGTGTGGCGCCCGTTGTGCTTTCCAGTCTTCAAGGATCACAGCAATGAAAAACTTCGTTCAAGACGGCGACACCCTCACGCTCAAGGCGCCGTACGACGTGAAATCCGGCGATGCCGTGCTTGTCGGCAAGATCTTCGGCGTGGCGGTGGCCGACGTTGCCAAGGATGCCGACGGCGAATTCGTCACCGAGGGCGTCTTCGACCTGCCGGCGAAAGGCGCCGATATCCCCGCCCAGGGCGATCCCCTGTTCTGGGATGCTGCTGCGAAGCAGCTGACGACGACTGCGCAGGGCAACACCCGCGTTTGCGTCGCCGTGCTGGCCAAGGCGGCCGGCGCCACTGTGGCGCGCATCAAGCTCGACGAGACGGTGGCCTGATGGCGGTGGACCCGACCCGGATCTGGGCCGCGCTGCGTCGGCAGGGCATGCTCAAGGATGCCGTCGTCACGATCGCCGGTATCGAGCAGCCGGGCCCGACCTGGGTCGGGTTCGTCGAGTCGGACGAGCTCGTGTTCAACGGCATCCTGCAGGCCACCAACTACGCCGTTGAGTACCTGTCGTCTGATCTGCCCGGGCTGCGTGTTGGCGACACGATGGTGATCGCCGGCGCCGCCTATCGCGTCAGCCAGCGCCCCGCGCGCAAGGCGGACGGGACGTTCAGCGTTGCCGCCCTGGAGTTGCAAAAATGACCGTGCGTCGCGAAATCCTGGCCGATGGGCTGTTGCAGGCGATCAGGGCAGCGCTGCTGCTTCAGCACACCGAGGCCGACACGGAGCGCTCGCTCGATCGCGCGCTGCGCATCGAGGACGGGCGGCCCATCGTGGTGGTGCACCTCGGCGCCGATCACCCGGAGGTGCAGGGTGTAGGTGCAACGGATCGTGTTTGCGAGCTGCTGGTGACCGTCGTCACGCACGACGAGGAACCCGACCGGGCCGCCGACCGCGTGCTCGAGGTGGTTCACCCGGTGGTGATGGGGTTCGAGGCCGAACGTCTGATCGACATCACCGAGGGCAGGACCGACGCGCCGGAGTTTGCCGGGCTCGATGGAACCAGCTGCATGCGCACGGTGCACTACCTGATGCAGTACCGCACATCCCCTAATTCGCTCGCCTGAGGCGACAAAGCGTAGGAGTTTCCCATGTCCAAAATGATGCGCAAGGCGCTGATCCTGGCCGCGCTCGAGGTCGGCGGCGTCGCGGCGGCGCCGACGGCGGCCAACGCCATCCTGGTGCGCAATATCAACCCGACGCCGATTGCCGGGCAGAACGTTTCGCGTGACGTGATCCGGCCGTATTTCGGCAACAGCGAGCAGCTGCCGGGCAGCGTGCACTCGGAGATCGAGTTCGAGGTCGAGCTCGCCGGCGCGGGTGCCGCCGGCCACGCGCCCGGGTGGGGGCCGCTGCTGCGAGCATGCAGCTTCGCGGAGCTGGTCACGGACGGCGTCGATGTGCAGTACCACCCGATCACCGATGGCGGCGACACCCTGACCATCCACTACTACCTCGACGGGCTGTTCCACAAGCTGACGGGGGCGCGTGGCACGGTGTCGTTTGAGCTGAATTCCGAGCAGATCCCGGTGATGAAGTACAAGTTCACCGGCTTCTATTCGCCGGTGGCTGATGCGATCGCGCCGGCGGGCATCGACTTCGCCGCGTTCGTCACCCCGCGCGTGGTGGGCAAGCTGAACACCCCGCAGTGGGGCCTGATGGGCTACACCGGCAAGCTGGAGTCGTGCTCGATCGACGTGGCCAATCAGGTCGTGTTCCAGACGATGGTCGGTGGCGAGTCGATCGACATCACTGACCGCAAACCTGCGGGCAGCGTTGTGCTCGAGCTGGGGCGCGTGGCTGACAAGGACTGGTGGGGCGCGATCCTCAACGTGCAGACCGGGGCGTTCTCGATCACGCACGGCACCACGGCCGGCAACATCGTCAAGATCGACGCACCCAAGGTCCAGCTCAGCCAGCCGACCTACCAGGACAAGAACGGCAAAGCGATGCTGTCCGCCCAGGTGGTGTACGCGCCGCAGGCCGGTAACGACGAGCTGCTCATCACCGTCAAGTAAGTCGCGGCTGCGCCCGCGTCCGTCTCTTCCAATCTCCATGGCTCGCCGTGCGCGGGCCGTTTGCATTTCAGGAGCACGCATGTCCTTCAAGATCGCCCTTTCCGAGACCTACCGCGCCCCCGTGGAGGTGACGCTGCCCAATGAGGCGGGCGAGGCGGAAACGTCCGAGTTCACCGCGGTGTTTCGCCGCTGCACCACCACGCAGCTCACCGAGCTGGCCGAGAAGTCGCCGCGCCTGGTGATGGCCCAGGTGCTGGCCGGGTGGGATGGCCTGGTCAACGGCGATGAGACCGTTGTTCCCGTCACGGTCGACACGCGCGCCGCGCTGCTGGAAATTCCTCAGGCGCTGCAGGCCCTTAACCAGTCCTTCTGGACCAGCGTCAGCACCGCGCGCGCAAAAAACTGATCGGCGCGGCGCGCCACTGGGCCGGTGCCGCCGATATGCCGGCGCCGGATCCGCGCGAGCTGGAGATGCTGCGGGCCTATGGCGCGCCAGCGGAGGTGATTGCGGCCGCCCAGGCGCGGCAGCAGCAGGACGCCTACGAGGTGTGGGCCGACAACGTCGAATCGGTCGAGATCTTCCTCGGCCTGGCCACGCAATGGCGCACGGTGGTGGTGCAGCCGGGCGGCATCGCTGCTGCGCCGATGGTGCTGATGGTCGGCCTCGAGTATGCCGCGCTCGAGTCGGTGCTGCGCTTGCGTGGCGTTCCGCCCGAGCGACACGCCGCCGTCTTCGACGACATCCAGCTCATGGAGCGCGCCGCGCTCGAAGTCATGCACGCAAATCCGGGCGAGGGAGCCCAATAACGGAGTCAGCACGGTATGTCGGGTCTCGGTTCGATTGTCTTCAAGATGTCGCTCGACGCGGCGGACGTGCCGCTGACGGCTGCCGAGGTCGAAAACCGGCTGAGCGGGGTTGGCAAGGCGGCCAAGACGGCGGCGGCCGACGCCAACGCCACCATGTCGCAGATGAGCGCCGGCGCGCGCCAGATGTCCGCGTCGTTCAAGGCGCTCGACACCTCGCCGGCGAGGCGTTTCGTGGACGGGCTGAAAGAGCAGGCGGCCACCGTCGGCAAGTCGCAGGAGGAGGTGCTCGCCTACCGCGCCGCGCAGCTCGGGGTGAGCAAGGAGGCCGAGCCCTTCATCAAGAGGATTTCCGAGGCCAAGGCCGGCATGCATGGCCTGAACTTCGAGACGGCCGGTGCGCGTCGCGAGCTGATGGTGTTGGCGCACGAGGCATCGCAGGGCAGCTGGAAGAACTTCGGCGGCAGCCTGCTGGTGCTGGCCGAGCAGACCGACGCCCTTGCCGCGGTCTTCAGCCCGGCCGGCTTGGCGGTCGGCGCGCTGGTGGGCGGGCTTGGCCTGTTCGCCGCAGCCGCGATCAAGGGGCACCACGAGTCCGAGGCGCTGCGTAATTCGCTGGTGCTGACCGGCAATGCCGCCGGCATGAACACCGACCGTTTCGATGTGATGGCGCGCCAGATGTCGAACGACATGGGCCGCAGTATTGGCGCCACTCGCGAGGCGCTGCAGGAGCTGGTCAGTACGGGCGGGTTCGCGGGTAAGTCGCTGCAGCTGCTCGGCGAGGATGCCGTGCGCATGGCGGAATTGACGGGGGGCGGCCTGGACGAGATCGTCAAGGATCTCGCCCGGATGCCCGAGGGGGTGGCGAAGTGGGCGGAGGAGCATAACCGCTCGATGCACTTCATCACGCTCGCTCAGTACGACTACATCCGCACGCTGGAGGAGCAGGGTAAGCGGGAGGAGGCGGAGATCGAGGTTGCGAAGGCGCTCTACGATCATCTGGGCGTCAAGGCACCGCAAAATCTTGGCTTCCTGTCCAGCGCCTGGCGTGAGCTCAAGCGGGTCGTTACCGACACGTGGGATGCGATGAAGGCGGTCGGGCGCGAGACGCCGCTGTCGGTGCAGATCGCCAAGCTCAGCGAGCGGAAGATGGCCGCGAAGAACCCAAGCCTGGGCGACGCGGCGATGGGCACGGTGCCGACCTGGACAGCCCAGGATGAGGAACAGCTGCGCAACCTCAATCAGCAACTCCTCAAGAGCGAGGACCAGGCCACGCGGGCAGCCGAGGGCGCCCGCCAGCAGCAGGCCGCCATCGCGGGCCGCGGCCACATCGAGCGGATCCGGCTGGAAACCGACGAGCAGGCCAAGCTCAGCAAAGAACTCAAGGCGTATCGGGTTGCGGTGGAGGCGGTGCGCGCCGTCAACCCCAATGACCCGAGCGTTTCGGCGGCGGCCGTGGCCAAGGATGAGGCGGACATCCGCAAGAAGTACAACAAGAAGGGGGGCGGCGCGGATGGCGAGAACGCCCTGTCGGGCCGGCTGGCGGCGCTCGAGGAACAGTCCAAGGCGCGCGAGAAGGACTACAAGGGCGAGGTGGCCACGCTTGAGCAGCTGCGGGCTCAGGACTTCATGTCCGAGGTCGAATTCCTGCAACGCAAGTTCGATGCGCGCCGCGCTGCGCTGCAGGACGAACTCAAGATCGCGCAGCAGCAGGCGGAGGTCGCCGGCGGCAAGAAGGCGCTGGCCGAGCGCGCGCGCTATGCGGGCCGCGTCAAGGAGATACAGCAGGACATCGCCAACACCGCCAAGGAAGAGGCGGCGGCCGTGGCGAAGGCGCAGCGGGCTGTCGAGGAGGTGCTCTTGGGCACGCGCCTCAAGATGGCCAACTTCGCCAGCGGCCGTGACCGTCAGGTCGCGCGGGAGCTTGACACGATCAGCATGGGCGATCGCGCGCGGGACTGGAGCGCGACGCAGAACCGGACCGAGGACGAGTTCCGGCGCTTCCGCGACGAGTACACGAACGAGATGCGAAAGAAAGGGGCGCTCGGCTCGGAGGACTACCTGCGCGGCATCCAGGAGATCGACGACGCGCAGCGTGCCCAGATGGAACGGGAGCGCGGCTACTTCGATCAGCGCATGGCCATGCAGGCGGACTGGACCAACGGCGCACGCCGGGCGCTGGAGAACTACGGCGACAACGCGGCTAATGTCGCGGGCTCCACCGAGTCGGCCTTCACGCGGCTCTTCGACAGCATGGAGTCGGGCGTGGCCAGCTTCGCGGCCAGCGGCAAATTGGATTTCAAGGGTTTCGCCCAGAGCGTGATCGCGGACCTCGCGCGCATCCAGGCACGGGCGGCGATTTCCGGCCTGGCGCAGATGGGGATCAGCCTGCTCGGCAGCATGTTCGGCGCGGCCGCCGGTGGAGCAGCGGGGCCGGTGCAGGGCAGTGTCGATGCCGGGACGGCGGGGGTGTCATTCACTACCCCTGTCGATATCAGCGCGCCAGTGGCGGCCGTTCCGCTTCACCACAGCGGCGGCATGGTCGGCAGCGAGCCGACCGCGTTCCGGGTGCTGCCGATGGCCGCCTTTGACCGCGCCCCGAAATATCACACCGGCGGCATTGCGGCCGATGAGGTGCCGGCCCTGCTCAAGCGGGGCGAGGGGGTCTTCACTCCGGGGCAGATGCGCAACCTCGCCCCCGTTTCCCAGCTTGCCGGCTCACAGCCGATCAGCATCTCGATCGCCGTCAGCGTGACGCCCAGCGGTGTCGCCGAGGAGCGGCAGCAGGGCGCTGCGGCGGCAGACGGGCAGCAGTTGGCAGTGGCAATCAAGGGCGCCGTGGTGGTGGAGCTGCAAAACCAGCTGCGCCAGGGCGGGCTTCTCTGGAATTTCGGTAAAGGACGTAGCTGATGGCAACCGAGACATTCGCATGGCTGCCGCTCACGGAGAGCGACGGCTCGGTGACGTACAGCACCCGGACGGCGCAGTTCGGGGATGGGTACAGCCAGACGGTCGCCAACGGGATCAACAACCGCGGATCGGCCTGGAATCTGACCTTTCGCGGGGCTGCCGCAGAAATGGGTTCGCTGGCCGCTTTTCTCGACAGGCACGCCGGCTGGCGCTCGTTTTTCTGGACGCCGCTGGGCGGCCAGCAGGGTTATTTCAGGTGCGCTGGGCACAAGGTGCAGCCCGCGCAAGGCGGAAATCGCACGGTGACCGCGACATTCACCCAGGTATTTAGACCATGACGCTTCAACTCGAACGGATCAATTTGGGCACAGCCCCGCAAGGCAAGGATGGCGACAGCCAGCGGACTGCCAACGGCCGGGCCAACAGCAACGCGGCCGCGATTGAGTCCTTTTTCAACGGACTGGCAACTGATGCGGTATCGCTAAAGGCGGTGGTCGACGCATTGGCGGTTGATGAGGTGTCGCGAACAGGGATGGTCGCGATGTTTGCCTGCAAGACGCCGCCGGCCGGCTGGCTGAAAGGGAACGGCGCGGCCGTCTCGCGTACGACCTACGCACGGCTTTTCGGTGCGATTGGCACCACGTTCGGCGCGGGCGATGGGGCGACGACGTTCAATCTCCCGGAGCTGCGTGCGGAATTCCTGCGCGGCTGGGATGACGGGCGCGGTGTCGATGCCGGCCGGGTGTTTGGCTCTTCTCAGGCCCAGGCGTTGAGTTCGCACCAGCACAGAACCCCGCTTGGCTTTGACGGCAGCAACCTCTTTGGTTGGGGCGACGGCAACGCGACGCCGATTTTCGGCTCAGAGGTGCAATCGGGTGTGCTGCGGATCGTGGGGTCCGTGGCGCAAAGCGGCGGCGCGGCGCGCATCGGATATACCGACGCGGCTGTGATGGGCGTGAGCGGAGAGACCCGCCCGCGCAACGTGGCGCTCCTCGCCTGCATCAAATACTGAAAATCATCATGCGCATTCATCACTACGATCACGTCACCGGCGAGTGGCTGAAGCCTGGTGCTGCCGACGAAAACCCTCTGGATCCGGACAGCCCCCTCATTCCGGCATACGCAACCCCAACCGATCCCCCGGTCGTCACCGAGGGATCGGTCGCACTGTACCTGGACGCGGGTGGAGCGGCCGCGCGCAACTGGTGGGACGGGGCGTGGCAGGTGTGGGCAGATTTCCGCGCCGCGCCGCTCTATCGCATTGCCGACGGCACGGTCTACGACTACAGCGGGGCGTATTCAGGCATCGGCCCGCTGCCGGCCGACCTGACACAGCAGGCCCGGCCCAGTGCTGCGCATATCTGGGATGGCACGGACTGGCAGTTGGACGAGGCGCTGCGGGCCAGCCTGTACCGCGCGGATGCACTGGCGGAGCGGAACGCGCGCATGAAACAGGCGAGGCGCGCGATCGGGCCGCTGCAGGCGGCTGCCGATCTCGGGGAGGCGACCGAGGCGGAGGCGGCGCAGCTCCTCATCTGGCGGCGCTATCAGGTCGCGTTGAACCGCGTTGATCTGGACGCTGATCCGATCGAATGGCCGATGGCTCCAAACGCATGAAAATCGTCGCCGATATTCAACGCCTGGAGCCCGGCGAGCTGGTCGAGCTGTTTGAACTCGATGCGACGGCAGTGGGCGGCGACGTGCTCCGTTTCCACGGCTACACCCAGGTGGGAGCCATCTGGTGGCAGGGCAGCGAGTACAGCCCGTGGCCGATCCAGGCCAACGGTTTCGCGCGCACCGGCCAGGGTCAACAGCCGACGCCGCGGCTCGTTGTCGGCAACGTCGACGGTTCGATCTCCGCGCTGTGCCTGCACACGGATGACCTCGTTGGCGCCCAGGTGCGCCGCCGCCGCACGCTGGGCCGATTCCTCGATGCGCGCAATTTCGCGGAGGGCAACCCTGAGGCAGACCCAGCGGAAGAGCTGCCGGTCGAAGTGTGGTTCGTCGAGCAGAAGACCGCTGAGACGAACGAGACGGTGGAATTCGAGCTTTCCAGCGCGCTCGATTTCAATGGCGTGCAGTTGCCGCGCCGCCAGATCATCGCCAACGTCTGCGGCTGGCTCACGATCGGCGGCTATCGGGGCCCGCAGTGCGGCTACACCGGCGCCGCGATGTTTGACCGCGATGACAACCCGGTGGGTGACCCATCGCTCGACCGGTGCGGTGGCCGGCTGTCGTCGTGCAAATGCCGTCACGGCGTGAATGAGCCCTTGCCGATTGGCGCGTTTCCCGCGGCTGACCTGATTCGGACCTGA